AATAACCTGCAAGCAAACTCAACTGGTGCTGACTATACAGATAAATCAGTAGAAGCAGAGTATAATAGAATTGACTTCTACGGCTATTTAGTCAGCATCGTGAAACGACTACTTTCGCCAAAACGTGGCGGAGCAAGAAAAGGCATATTAGTCTTTACTCGCTTTCTGAAAGAGGCTGAACGACTGACGCAAAGCATTGAATGCTGCGAAATGGTATCGGGAACAACACCAAAAGCAGAGCGTGAACGCATCTTGAATGACTTTAAGAGCGGTAAGATAAAGGTCGTTGTGAATGTAGGAGTATTGACAACAGGATTTGATTATCCAGAGCTTGACACTGTTGTTATGGCACGCCCTACAATGTCGCTTGCTATGTATTATCAGATAGTAGGACGAGAGATACGTCCATATAAGGATAAGCAAGCGTGGTTTGTAGACCTTTGTGGAAACATCAACCGATTTGGCAAGGTTGAAGACTTGAAACTCATCGACACCAATGGCAAAGGTAAATGGGCGGTGTTTAGTAATGGTAAACAATTAACGAATGTTCTTTTTCAATGAGTAAGAAACAAATTGTACAAACTCACACTTGCTTCCAATGCCAATTTGCGTATTTGATGCGCTCTGCTCCTCATAATCCTATTATCTCTGAATGTACTATAACAAAAGAGCGGAATGTGGCAAGAACACCGATTAAATGCCAACATTTCAAAAACAGAATAGGTTGTGCGAAGATAAATCCAATGATACCATGTAAAATATGATAAAACTTGATGATAAGTTTACCATTCGATACTCCCCCCACGAGCAGCTTGTAATGTTACGGCTAATCGTGGAGGCTGATGATGACGGCATTTCACGAACGAGCTATCGAAACCTTGCTAATGATTGCGGATTGTCTTTACAGACGTGCAGAAACGTTTTATCCTCACTTGCTAACAAAGGAGACATAGATACGATAGCCAACCCGAAAGGGACATTCTTTGTCGTGAATAAGTGTGATGACTATCGCTTTGGTAAGAAGAAAGCAAACGAACAATCAAAGCAGGTTTTAACGTCTTTACAATCAAAATGTAATGACCGAGAGAAAGCGTTTGAAAAAAGCCTTATCCCTTTTGTTTCTTCACGTGGTGGCACTTATGAGCCTACGATGCTACGTGCATTTTTCAACTATTGGACTGAAAGGAACAAATCGGGGACTAAGATGCGCTTTGAACTTGAAAAGACGTGGGAAACATCAAAGAGGTTACAGACGTGGGCAAGCAGGGAGAAAGTACAAAAGAGTACTACTACCCTCAAGTCATCTGAAATGAATTACGATAAAGATAGTGATTGGTAAATGGAACAAATAGACTTCAAAGCCGCCATTGAGCGGTTACGAGACACAACGTATAAGCCGTTACCCGATAAGGTGCAAATTAGCATACCAAATGCAGGAACGCACCTTAAAGAAGGATTAAAGTACTTTTGCGGTGATAATGCAAAGTGGAATACTGACTATGAGAAGATAGTTCTGTGGCTCACTGATAACAAAGGGAAGGGATTAATGCTCGTTGGGGGTTGTGGTGTGGGTAAGACATTAATAGGTATGAGGATTATTCCTTTACTGCTTAACCACTATTGCAGAAAGGTGGTAACAATCTGCACGGCAAACGAACTCAACAAGTCACCCGATGAGATTATCAACAGACATGTTATTTATGTTGATGACGTGGGAACAGAGGATATATCAAATATCTACGGCAATAAGCGAGTACCATTTGCAGAACTCGTTGATGCAGCGGAACGTGACGGCAAGTTATTGATGTTCTCTACCAACTTAGACGAAGACCACTTGAAAGCCAAATATGGCGATAGGGTGGTTGACAGACTTCACGCTATCACAAGAAGAGTAACGATAACGGGTGATTCAAACCGAAAGTAACGATGTCGAATAATATCAATGCAGACTACGCCTATTGCAGGGGTGTGGGATGTAAATTAAGTAACTACTGCAAGCGGTATCTTCCAGACCCTCCCGATGCTTATATGTGGTGGGTGCAAGAGAAGTACCAAGAAGATACTGGGATGTGTCCTCACTTCGAGGAGAATTATAAAGATTAACTAAACCAAATCAATATGACACAGAAAGAAATCGAAAAAGTGAACTACATTTTGAAGCGGAAGTATAACATATTTCACGCTGATTTGATAACTCGAGCGGTGCAAAACGACAGAATAACCGTAGAACAATTTAAGATTGCTTGTGGTGTAATTGCAATGGCTGAGAGATCGGACGGTGACGAGTTTGTACCTAAAGGTTGGGAGGAAGTGTAAAGTGTATTCATTTTCAAAGTAAATAACTAAAACAAAAATCGATATGGAAGAAAAGAAAGATTTATCTCTGGTGTACGCATTGAAAGAGTATACCAGAGTGAACGGGAAAGGCGGTCCTATCATTGAATATGATAGGTGCTTTACCTTTGACGACATTAAGGCTGCTTTCAACGCAGGGCGTGAGAGCGTGACTGAGAGTTTGCCTAAATTGAAATGGCGAAGAGTTCACAAAGATGGGCCATACCTTGCCGTAACAGTTTTTAACTGGTTCTACAGGATAGAATTTGTTTATAACGAATTTCATTTATTCTGTAATGGCTATTTTATCAGTTGTTATATCTCGCTTTCAGATGCCAAGCAGGCAGCTAACGAACACTATAAGAAACAAATTAAACAAGCATTGGGGTTATGAAATGCCATTACGAAAAGATTAAAGGTGTCGGCAAAGTTCTTATCCCTGGTTGTATGGCAGTAGCTATAAGTCACGACATTGAACACTGTACATGTCATAGCACGACCTATGAGAGTTTTGAGCGTGACCGCTACAATGTAGAGGTTAAACGCTTGAAAGGTATCATTACCGAACTCGAAAAAGAGAATGAGTATTACAGAAAATTATTAGAAAAAAACGAGATAAACTTATGACTACACAAGAAGAAATAGATGAGATGTTTGCCAGCCTTTTGGAAAGCATCTCCCAAATTTGCAACAAAACAACATATGCAAATTTATCTCGCAATGTTGAGATAATTAAAGGTGAGTATCGAGACATGTTGCAGTTCTGCAAAAACCACTCTAAAAGCCTTTGGCACTCCGTCAAAGATGGAGATTTGCCACAAGGGGCAAAGGATGATGCAATAGATCCTCCTTTTTTAGTCAAGACGTCAGGCGGAGACATATACACGGCTTATTACGGGTTAAGAGAGGAGGACAAAGAAATGTGCTTTTTTGATGATTGCGGCCTTGCTTTAGACGTGGAGTATTGGATGGAGATACCAGAGTTGCCAACATAATAAACAGAACGATTATGATGAAAGTTAAAACATTATTACCATTGGGAATTATTTCCTTTATAGTCATTTACATGGCATACGCCTTTGTAAATTGGGATATAGCATGGGTGATACACGTTGACGCAATTAGCAGATTCATTTTTGTGGTGTTCTGTGTGTCGCTATTTATGAAGTCGATGGCAGTCTATTTGGAGTTTAAGAGAGAAGAAAATAAAGATTAGCATATGAACGACATAACACCAAGTTTGCAGAAGAAAATTGACTACTCCATAAAGGTAATGCAGAAAGCTGAACGGCTTGCCCTATCAATGAATGATGAGGGCTTTTGGTTAGCCTTTAGTGGTGGAAAAGATAGCCAAGTATTATATCACCTTGCAGTCATGGCAGGCGTAAAGTTTAAGGCACACATGAATTTAACAAGCATTGACCCACCCGAAGTTATTCGCTTTGTTAGAAAGAACTATCCCGAAATTGAAATGATAAAGCCAAAGATGAGCATTTACAATATGGCGGTCAAGAAAGGAATATTACCTACAATGCGATTACGATGGTGTTGTGCTGAATATAAAGAAACGTCAGGAGCAGGATATGTAACGTTAATAGGCGTTAGAAAAGCCGAAAGCGTAAGGCGGTCAAAGAGAGAAGTCGTTGAGAGTATAAACGCAAACCCAAAGAAGCGCAAGCAATGGAACTTTGACCAATTCTCCGAACACGAGGAAAGCCTTGTGCAGTGTATGGGAAACGGCAAAGAAAAGATAGTTGTCAGCCCTATTCTATATTGGACTGACTATGATGTTTGGACGTTTCTTAATGCTAATAACATAGCGCATTGCAGCTTATATGATAACGGATATAAGCGTATTGGTTGTATATGTTGCCCAATGTCTTCTTTCAAACAGAAAGTGCGAGAGATAAAAGATTACCCGCACGTCAAAAAGAGTTGGACAAAGGCGTGTACCAAACTAAAGGAAAAAGGACTTGTGTGCCACGATTTGTCACCTGATGATATGTTTGATTGGTGGATAAGTGGTAAGTCGTACAAAAAGTGGTATGCAGAGAAATATTTACAACAGAAATTTAACTTCAAAGAACTAAAAACAGAAAAATAATATGATTGTAAAAAGAGTAAAAGCGTATTTTGAGAAACGCAAAGAGAGAAAGCGCATATCAGAGCAATATGCACTTGAAAAAGCATGTGTAGACTATTTCAATAATTGCGTCCCACGTGTGGACGATTTTACTAAGTTAGTGGATAATGTTCCTATTGGTCGGGACGGATTACCATTGCTTATTAAAAGTGACAATAATTCCTACCCTCTACAAGCCATAGAGGCTCGTATTTCAGATGTTTGGGATGAAATGAGATTATATTATGGGGATTATCCTTATCTATATACGCCTGAATGGGTTATGCAAATAAAAGATTTCCCTTCTGAACTATGGCTTTCAGTTGAAGATTATCCACGCCCAACATGTACTACGTTGCTTTTGTGCGATTATAAAGGACATTATGAGGTAGTTGAGTACGCACATAAAACATGGGTAACGGAATTGTGCTTTCCTGTAAAGCCTACACGTTACTTTGTCCTTAAATTCTTAGATGAAGATAAATAACCAAAATATAATAAAAGTAATATGAAAAGAGTAAACAAACCAAACGAAAGCGGTATTATCGAAATTGACTTTGACGGACACGTTAAAGCAGGTTTCAAAGTAGAGTACGGAAATATTATAGTCTTAGGGGGCCATGGATGGACACGGAGTACCAATCAAAATAGAAGATTAATATTAAGCGTGAAATATTATTCAGAGGAAAAGACAAAGCGACAGATCAGTGGGTGTACGGAGATTACACCCACAATGAGGGTTTAAATACTCATTACATATCACGGAATGTCAACAACACGTCCCGAAAGGTATGGGAGGTTGATCCCGACACCATCGGACAGTACACTGGATTGAAAGATAAGAACGGAAAGAAAATCTTTGAGGGGGACGTAGTCCACTTGAAAGGTGATGGCTATGGCGGTGCAAAAATCGGAAAAGATTACTACAGAGTCGTAACCTTTCATGAGGGAGCTTTCTGTCTTTCCACAGAAGACGGTGTGCATTACCCAGTACATACGCCTATATACGAGCATAGTGATAGTCATAATATCGTAAATTGGGATGTGGTTGGGAACGTAACAGATACCCCCGAATTAATGAAGTAAAGCGTATGAAGAAAATAATGTTTTCAGATAAGCACCTCCTTACGCAGGCAGTGCTTGACGGGACAAAGACGATGACAAGGCGGCTATTGAGAGACAACGTGCCGCTTGGAAATTGGGAGGAAACTAAAAAGCACCTGCCTTATAAGGTTGGCGAAGTGGTTGCAATAGCACAGCCATACAAGGATATTATCGAATGTATGGCGGAGTACAGCGATATTATAATCAATGTAGATGGTTCTATAAATAGAGAATATAAGGCAGGCTGGACGAATAAAATGTTCGTAAAAGCAGGCTTGATGCTCCACCACATCAGAATTACAAATGTGAA